GGCGGAGGGGGGCGGAGGAATTACCTCGACCCGGGGGGGGGGTCGGCTAAGGCACGAGCCTTACGTGCGCGAACCACTTTTCCGTTTTGGGGGGTCGCCGATTTCGCCGGGCGGCCAGCTTACGAAAGCGCGCCGAGGGCGGTGGCTACCAGGTGGTCCAGGGAGCCTGTCCGCAATTGCGGACACCGCTCAGGCATACATAGGCATATGTTTCAGATTTGGTCCTGGCTCGACTGACGGGCGAAACCCAGTGCATCGGCCCGGTCGTCTCCTCTGTCTACCGCGGCCATGGCCCGGTAAAGTATGCCCTGCGCCCGGATGAGTTGCTGCGCCAGAAAACCCAGCCTTGGTTGCTGGCCGGCCATAACAATGTCCAGGCCCAACTGGCCGCACGCGTCGGACGCCTTGCGCATCTGGGCCTGGGCTTTTTTCCAGTATTTTTGCTGTTCTTTGTTCATGCTTCCAGACCCGCATCTAGGGCAGCGCACGACGCGAACTCGTCTCCCAGCTCCTCCGCAGGCGACCCCGCGAGCTCAATAGCCAGCTCCAAAACCTGGATTTCCTGGATGCGAGCGCTCGCCGCTGACCGTTTCTGTTCTGCAACCCGGTCAGTGTAAAGGTTGGCGCAACCGTGACGTGTGCGCTCATCTTTTTTGAGCCGATCAAGGGCCTGCAGGAGCAGCTCGCGCTGGAACGGGTCTAGCTGGAGGTGAATCTTGTCTCCGGACACCTCGGCGGAGTTGCACCACTCGCCGGTGTAGACGTAGTGAGTCAGCACCGGCCATAGGTGCTTGAGCACGTCGCGCGAGACAGCCAGTTCCTGTTCCTGATTGGCTTCGCTGGGGACGAAGTCAATCAGGATGCCTTCGGGCTTGCCGAACAGGCTCAGGAAGGGGAAATCCATCTTGCCATCCTCGCCCAGGCGCTCGACCGGTTGGGTCTCACGTGCGTCGAGTAGAATGAGAAAGCGCTCGGGGTGCTCCTCGGTATCGTGATCCTCTATGCTCGTCTCGTCCATGCCTGCTCCTCACTCGGGTTCGCCCGCTATCGTAAATCGTCTACCTTCAGAGCCGGCCAAGGCGCAGTAGTTTGGCAATTCGAGCCATCTCTTTGGCTGCGGCTTCCGAGACTTTGACTTCGGGGGCCACGCCATGGCTCTTCACCCCGCCCTTGTCGTCCTCGATGGTGACGACCGGGCCGTTGGCGGGGTTGGTGAGATAGCGTTCGGCAGCCTCCCAACGCGAGTAGGCGGCGCAGTAGGCGGCCAGCTGGTCCAACTCGTGTAGGGGCCAGTGTGTCTTAAGCGCGTGCAGCTCGTCCCACTTAGCCTGAGCGACCTGGTTGAACTGGCGCATTATCCCTTGGTCACATACCACTTGCTGACGCCGTCGCTGACGGCGCGCACTTCACCGCCTGCGGTGGTCACCGCGGTCGGGCCGACAATCGTGTCGCTGCCCGAGGCCAACAGGTTGATGTTGTTGGTGTCGGCGCTGTTACTCCAGTCACGGATGCTCAGCTCGGTTCCCTGCGGCACACTGGCCGCCAGGGCAAAGGTCACGGTGCGCGCGGCCGCCAGAGCGGTATACGCGATGATATCCTTGGACCCATCGGCCGAGGTGTTCGTGGTGGTTTTGGTGACGTATTTGCGCTTGCGGTAGGTGGAGGTGATGGTGCGGCACGTCATGTTGCCGGCGTCATCCACTGCGAATCCGTTTACGGTAAACTGCTCCATGGCTTTAGCTCCTCAGTATGCGGGCTGGGTGACGCGTTTGAGTCGGGGTAGTGTGGCGCACCAGCTTGCGTCGGTTCGGCTGGCGCGCTCGATGTGGTCGCCGAGTTGTAGCTCATGCTCCTGCCGGCTGCGCATCTGGCGCTCAGTGAGCCAATTGCTGGTAGACCTGGGTTTTTCACCCCGCAGGAGAAAAGCCTCAGTCAGGTGATCCAGCTCGCCCGGTTCAGCCTTGTGAGGATTTGCTGATAGGTAGCCGAGGCGACCCATGATCTTTTTGTAATTCTGCTTGTTCAATACCCGTCCAATAAGTGCCACCCATGGGCACATGATGCCGATGGGAAAGCACTCCAGGAGGGGGGGGGTATCATCCCACATGTCTGACCGGCTGGTTGGCCGCGAACCGCTCGTGACGCACTAAGCCACGAGGCTTCCCTTGTCTCTCTTCCTTTTGCTCGGCCTGGAGGTCATGCTGGTAACGGTCGATGAGCTTGCGGGCAGCGGCTATCTCTTTCTTCTTGGCACTCCATCGGAGATAGCTGCTGTGCTGGGGGACCTCCACCCACTTCCCCGGCCGCACATAGACAAGCGCCACGCACTGCCCCCGCCAGGTCGAGAGTTGCTTTGTCCAGCTGCTGACCAGGGCGCGCAGCCGCCCGAGACGCTCGACCATGCGCAAAGCCTCCGGGTCCGTACCGTCCAGGAACGACCAGGTGCACCCGTGGCAGCCCTCGGCGGGGTCGTCCGCCCGGGGTGGGTTTGGGCGCCTTAAAGCACCGCCGGCGTCCCAGTCGTAGCACGGCTTGCAGGCGCGCCGCTGGCTCCAGCCAGGGTCGCCCGTGGCGGCCACCAGGTCCTCGGTCACCCCGATAGGGTCCCAGTGGTTACTGATGGCGTCGTGGTCAAATTGGTAGCGCGCCAGGGACTCCTCACGTCTCTCCGGAGTTATCAGCCGCGGCTTGCTCCTCGCAAGCTGCGCGGCCGTCAGGAAGATAAGTCGCGGCTTCGGCGCGGCGAATAGCACTCCGTGCGAGTCGTGGGCCCGGTCGCGGGAGATGATATCGAAAATGGTCATTGGCGCGGCCCCGCAATGCGCAGGCTAGGAGTCTTCCGCTTGTATTTCTCGGCCTCTTCCTCCAGTTTCTGGTCCTCGATCAGGCTGGTGTAGTCCGTCCAGGTGCTGTCGGTCCATTGGGCGCTGTAGCCGCCGCTGGCGTAGCTCTCCACCCCGAGCTGCTCCAGGCCCTCGTCTACCTGCTCCTTGATTTCCTCCTGCCGACTCTTGGCAACAGACGTCTCGCGAGATAGCTTGACGTATTCAACCAGCAGATCCATGAGCTCTCCGGGCTTACGGGCCGGGCTACCCGGACGGCCGCCTTTCTCCAGAGGCCGGGACTCCCACCACCTGGTTAGCCTGGCCGGGACACCCTTGATGCCCCAGAATGCCGTGCCTTCGGCGGTCGGTATGGCGGGGATTAACTCCGCAATCTTGTTGGTGGTGCGCCCGTTGGTCGTGTCGTGGCTACCGTCCGGCCGGATGACCGCCGTTTCCCCGGTCTTTTCCTTGGCGCATTTGGCGCAGTATAGTTCTGTCTGCTTGGGGTTGGCGTTGTATTCGCGCCAGAGTTTGCTATCTCCGGCACCGCACTGCATGCACCGGTAGACAATTCGACCCGCGCGCACGCACGATTTTCTGAAGTTTCCCATGGTGTCGATCCTCCACTCTCCGGCCACCGAACACCCTTGCGGGGGTTTGGTATACTCGGGGTGCCGGTGAAGGACTTTCAAGCGGGTCCGGGGCCCTCGGCGCCTTACTGGGGCGTCGGGGGCCTTTTGCTTTGCTCGACAGATTTTATCGCGTTGTAGACGCACTCTGTTTGAGCGCTCACCGTGACTAAATACACCAGGCCATTTCCGTCTTTAACCAAAACCTCTCCGCCATTGGCCTTGATATACTCGTAGCGGTTTTCTCGGTCGCTACAATCGCAAAAGGCCTCGGCCGCATCCTCGAAAGTGTCGGCATCAATATGGGTCCAATCTTCTGGTTCTGGATCGCCACAAACCTCAGCCGGGTCCACTACTTGAAATTTCATATCAGCGTAATCTCGCCGTCGTTTCCCATCCATGCGTCCTGAAAGTCATCCGCCGTCGGGTGGTTGGGCTTGGTGGCCACCTCGTAGGCCCAGGGCGCCACGTCCTCCCAGTTCATGTTGTTGGCGGCCCATTCCGTGATGTCGGCCTCGCTCTGGCCGGCCCAGGTATCCTCCTCGTCCTCCCGATAGTGGGCATCCCGATTGTCAACGACTACCTGGGCCGGAACTTGAAAAACGCGGTGGCATACGTCCATCTCGAAAATTAGCGGGCAGGGCGTCCTTTGATAGCCGAGGTCCAGCATTTCATAAGGGGTCTGGCGACCTCGTGGAGGCGGTATTTTAGTCAATTTAGGCATAGGTATGACTCCTTTCAATTTCCCGAATGTCCCTCTTTGAGGTCCCGTTGTCCACCAAGGAGGCTGAGTAAGTTTCTTTGGACCACCGCCCGGGGGCACGTCCTTCAGGACGTATTACACTGCCTCTGGCAAGGCAAGGAGCGGAGATAGTCGAGCATCATGGCGCGGATATGCGGGGAGTCAGCTGAGGCCGAGGCCATACGGCCGATGAATTGGCCCCGGGCGTAGGCCTCCGCGGCAGCGAGTTCGGGCGGACCGACCTGGCCGACCAGATGGTCCCACTCCAGACGGGCCTGCATTTGCTCGTGATCGCGTCGGGCCTCTTCGGCCTGGCGCTCATCACGCCGGCGCTGATGGACTATCTCGCGCTCATTTTGCACCAGGGCGTCAGGTTGGACGGCCTGGTGCTCATGCACCAGGCCAACAGGTCGACCGTAACCGCCACTCAACACCGCGGTTACCAAAAATCCGGCCGGATTTGCAACCTGGGGGCGAAGGGGCAGGTCATCGAGTTCGCGCCGAGCCAGGCCTGGATCAACCTGGGCCAACCTCGCAGCCATTCGGGCATTCATGCCAGCGGCTTGCAAATCTCGGATCAGGTCGGCCTGGTCGTTCGGGATAGATTCATTTCGAAAATCATCATCATTCCGAACCAGCTCTGAAGGCGCTGCTGTTGATGTTTCTTTAGAGTTTTCTTTAATGCTTTCTTTTAATATAGAGGGGGTCCCGTGGAGTGGACCCCCTCCCGTCCGGTGGAGTGGACGGGTCCCGTCCCGTGGAGTGGACCGTCCCGTGGAGCGGACGGGTCCCGTGGAGCGGACGGGTCCCGTGGAGCGGACGGGTCCCGTGGAGCGGACGGGTCCGCTGGGAGGTATCGGTTCTGGATCACTCTCAGGCTCCCGGATTTCGAGCAGGGCGGGTCCAAGCCTATACGCGCATACAGGGCCCGTGTTATCGACTTCGATCAGGTCCCTATCAGTTAGGCTTCTCTTGCTGTTGTAGAGGGTGGTCCGACCGAGGTTGGTCTGCTCCAGTAGCTCAGTTTCGCCTATGCATGCCCACTCGACGTGATATCCCTCGGTCTGGCGTATTATCCTCAGCAGCAGCTTCGCCTCTGCCGGAAGTAGCGTGTCCTCGATCTCCCAGTAGGTGTTTGGCACCTTCGTCCAGCTCGTCCGGCTCATGGGGCCTCCTCGCAGCCCCGGCGGAAGCACCCGCACTCGAGATCAAGCTGGTACCAGCAGGTATCCTCCTGGTCCGTGTGAGGGTAGCCGAATCCCACAGGACGCTCGCAATATGTGCAGTGGGCGTCCACGCATTCAAACAGGTGCTCGATTACTGCAAAAACCTCGTTTAGAGTAAGGGTCTTCGTCCGAATCAACCGGTCGGTCTCGGGCTGAGTTAGGCGCCCGTGCTGTCGTTCCGGGGCCAGATCAGGCTGACATATAGGCGACGCTTCTGGCGGGTCCACAAGCAGCATCTGCCCGGGGCAGTCCAGCGACGGGGCGGCAGGAGTTCCAGATGGAGGTTTGGACCGGAGGTTTGCCCTGTAGGTTCCGTCTCCGACGGGAGTGAACACCACCCGGCGCCCACGTCCCTCTGTATTGTAGGCCTGCGCGCAAATATAGAGGTCTTCTCTAGAATGCAGCTCGATTGTCCGGCGCTCAGACCCGTCCAAAAGGGTAGCCGTGTGGCCGTGGCTACTGGTCCCGTTCGTCATTGTGCCGACTACAGGCAGTAGCAGCTCAGTTGGGACCGTCGTGGGCCGAAAATCAGGAGGAAGTGCGGCCGTATAGGTGCCGTCTCCGACAGGAGTGAACCACACTAACCTGCCTTTTCCGTCGGTCTGGATAGCCTTTATGCAGACCATCAGGTCATCATAGGACTGCAACTGGATCGTCCGGTCTCCTCGGGCGTAGGCCAGATGACCTTGTCCAGCCTTGGATGCACCAACGACGGGTAAGCGAAACGATCCACCCAGCAGCATTTTCTCCTCGGTCAGGGCCGCAGGCTTCTCCGGCCGATACTTCTCCGCCACGGCCGCCACGTGGGCACCGGTGACCTTGCCTCCAGGGGCGGTTTCCACGGCCTCGCGCCACGCCGGTGCCTGGTCGGCCTGGTCGAGCCTTGCCAAGGGGCGTACCTGGGCCTCATTGGTGGGCATGATGTCGGCAGTCGGGTCGCCGGCGATGGCGTTGGTCACCGTGGCCGCATCCATCAGCTCGTAGGAGCGGGTGCGGCTGATGCCCCAGCGTTCGCGGCAGTAAGCCTCAAACGTGCCGTAAGCCCGATACAGGCCCTGCTCGCGAATCTCTAGCAGGGCGTTGCCTACCTCCAGGAAGGAGCGTAGACCTCGCGCCACGGCTGACTCGAGGCAATCGAGGACCACCACCTCGGAGTCGCTGAGCGAATTGCATAAATCAATGAGGAGGGGGGGACCCTCCTTCAGTCCAGAACTCATCGTTTTTTTCTCCCTACAATTGAAGTTTTGGCGCGCTTGGAGCGCGGATGGGCCCGCACCAGGTGCGGCGATAGGTGGTCGTTGCCGGAATGTCCGTCATCCCAGGCCGACCAGGTGCAGCCCCGTTGTGGACACTTCACCTGGCGTGGGGCATTGCCGGGCACCAACGGCGTCAGGCCAATGGTGCCGCAGTTCGTGCAGACGAGTATGCCGCGAGTGCGCTGGTAGATGCGGCCGCACTTGGCGCAGTAATAGCCGGACATCAGTAGCGCCCCTCGGTCTTCACGCAGTTGGCCTCGTCCAATCGCCGCGCGTGGGTCACGAGCGTGTCCAGTCGGTCCCGGAAGGCGCCCGAGGCCAGACCGACTAGCTTGCTGGAGCCAAGAGTGCTGGAGCAACTGCGCAGGGCGCGGATGATGGCCCGGTAGGAGACTTTACGCACTACCTCGGTCCCTGGCCCGTCCCGCCGGCGACGCAGCGTACCCTCCCGGCCGGCATAGTCAAGGTCTAGCAGACGGGCGGCCGCGCGGATAGCCCGGACTCCGGCCTGGCTATAAGTCCCGAAGGCCCCCCGTACCACCCTTCTCCAGGCGGACTCGCCGCCGGCGTGGGCCTCCAGGTATAGGACGCAGGCCTGGCCCGCCTTGGTGAGGACGTGCTTGCCAGCGGCCTTCTCGACGAATCCCTCGTCGATCAGGCGCTTGATATGCCATCCGACGGCGGACCTGTGCTCGAATCCGAGCTCCTTTTGCAGTTGGCCGTGGCTGGACAGGGGGTGCTCCCCGAAGCGGATCAGGATGTGGGCCCTGGCCCGTTCAGAGCCCCGACTGTCCAAAACGTGTCGAGGTGCAACGTCGGTTTCATCGTAGTCCTGAGGCCGTGCTGTCCAATTCGAAACGGTCCGCCTCGGCGAAGCCCGGGTCGGGGCCATCGGAAGGTCGATTGCCACAAGCTCAGCAAGGGGGCTCTGAGGGGCTGAGACGAGGCGGACCTCAGGCACTTATTGCCCCTTTGCAACACCCGCTGAGTTGGGCGATGCGCTGGCGCACAACCTCCAGCACTCGAGTGCTGATCAGAGCGTCCTGCTCCTCATAACCCAAAAACGTGAGGATGCACAATAACTCCCGCACGTTGTCGCTAAGCGGGCTGTCCTGGCCGGCTTCTGGAATGTAGCCAGCAGCGATCATTGCACCAGACTCATTGCCAACCGCCAGCCCAAACTGCCGCGCTTTGGCCCGGCACGGCACGTAGCCTCCAGCATACCGATTGACATAGCTCGGGCTGCATTGCGCAGCGGTTCCGAGTTCCGTCTGGCTGACCCCGGTGGCGGACAAGCCCGCCTGTACGAAGGCCGCCCATTGCCTCTGGATGGCCTTGGGGTGTTGCTTCTCGGACTGGTTGTAGTAGACCGTCTTACGCACGGGCGGCCTCCTTGAAGTCCTTGTTGGGGTCCTCCACGGTCACGCCTCGAATCGCCAGCTCGTCGAGCCAGTGCTGGCGGATATCTGGTGGGCAATGTTCCAGGGCATCCCACCAGGTGGGCCAGCGGTCATAGAGCCGGTAGAAAGAATACTGGTAGAGCAGGCTCTGCTGATTGTGAGGTTGGTCTGGTGGGTGCGGAGTGCCGCACTCCGGGCAGGTGCCTTTTCTGGCGGGCATGAGCATGCCGGACTTGGCCATGTCGGTAACGTCGCCAACGGTTCGGATGTCGGCCAGGATTTTGGCACCGTGCTGGGTGCATTCATGGATCTGGACCAGGTACCACTGCCCGATGCGTGATCGGACGTGGCATAGCTGGTCGAGGATAGGCAGGCCGGCCGCCCTGATATGGATGTAAGCGGCCTGGACCAGACCCTCGGCCAGAACGCGGTGATACTCGGCAAAGGGCTTATACAGGTCTTTCCCAATGGTGCAGGCGTAGAGTGTCTTGGGCATTATTGGCCACCTGCCAGGTAGAAGAGTGCCCAGACGCTTCCCATCCAGGTCACGAAGATGAGTCCGAAGGCCAGCCCTTCCCCTAAATCGAGTCCTATGTTACTATGACGACGGTCACTACTATCCATAGTTGACCCCTTTCGACGCCTCCGGTTGCCTCCGGGGGCGTTTATTTTTTTGACCATTGCGCAGCGCGCGGCCGCGCAAAAAATTCAAGCCTTGAGGGACTTTTCTCAAGGAATATGGACAAAAAAAGGACTGGACCAGGCGCACAGCACCGCCCTCTTGGTCGTTGCAGCGCTGCCTCGACGTCGACGGGCCTCGGGCGTTAATGCACACCGAGCACCCCCAGATAGTCCACAAGCAGGATTATTCCGTAGCCGAATACCAAGGTTAAAAAAAGTAGATCTAGGAAGTCTATTCCCATGATTGGCCGGCTCACGTTGGGTCCGCCTCCCGCATCTGTAGACGGCGCAGGACCTGAAGCGCGCCTCCGGTGTGCCGGTGGTAGTCCATGGCCTCGTGATAGGCGGGGATATTCGCTTGCACGTCCTCGGCCAGGCGCGCTCGCAGGTCATTGCAGCGCTGCCATGCCCGGGCCTCCTCGGCCTCTACCAGGCTGAGCGTATGGTTAACGGATTGAGCCTCAAGAATGAGCACTTGGTGGGTGCGGCACGGCGTGAGTAAGCCGCTGCCGGCGGCGCGAAGGATGTCTTGGTAGGCATCTATTTTGCCCTGCCAGTAATGCGCAGGAAGAGGGCTGGTCCTAAAGTCAATGATGCTCTTACACTCCTCGACCGCACCCGTGACATAAGATTCAAGGTATTCCGCGCTCATTGCTTCGCCCTGGGCGCTTGAAAAAAAGACCATGTTTTTTTGTTGTGCTAGACTCTCACGCATGTCTGCGCCGTTCCTCTCTCCTCTGCCAGGCTTCAATCAGACTCAGTGGTTCACAGTCCGCGGCCACCAGCGGCCTGCCCTTGGGGCCGGGCTTTTCCACGGGCCTGGCCGGCCTATCCGCGTTGAGGTAGGCGGTGATGGCCGACAGGGGCACGCGAATCAAGCTGCCCACGCGCGTGCTGGCGAGGTCTCCGCTGGCCACCAGGGCGCGCACCTTGGAGTGATGGCATTTGAGGTAGATGGCCACCTCGTAGACGTCATAGACGGGGTCGGCGGAGACCGTGCGGCGCACGATTGGGCGAGCCATTACGCCCCAACACTTTCGCGTATCGCCTGTCGATTTTCACTCGACAGCAGAGACCAGTTAAAGGAGCACAGCCCAGATGTCACATCCTCAGGAAAATAACGAGCCAGCGTCGCAAGGCTACTCAGAGCCGAGTCGCACCGAAACGCCTTTTGCCAAGGTTGGTGGGGATTCGTATTTGTGGTCCGCGGAGATTGCCAATCTGGCCGAGAACGGGAACTTTCAGGCAAAGCTAGTTCACTGTCTACTCGCGCAATTAGAGCTACTTCGTCAAGAAACGCGAGTCCAGACCGAATTGCTTCGGCGGCTTGTGCGAGAGACAGAGGCGCAAGGGGCTTGAGCTCCATCACGCCACCTGCCCGCTCTGCCGGGCCTCGGCCTCGTCGGCGAAGTGCTGATGCACCTCGGCGCCCAGCACCTTGGCTAGCAGGCACATCTTGTCATAGCTGGGACGCCGCGCGCCTGCTTCCCACTGGCAGATTAAAGCAGCGGACACTCCAATGGCCTCGGCGAGGTGTTTTTGCAGCTCAAATTTCTTCAGGCGCAGCTGCGTCAGCCAGGATCTACTTAGCATCATGTTAAGTAGCATACTTAACAACAAGTTAGGTGTCAAGTGCTTAGCTGGAAGTTAATCTAGAGTCGTGAGCTTATCTGCACGCATCAAGTCTGCGCGCGTGACTTCCGGGCTCAGCCAGGAAGCACTGGCTGAAGCCGTGGGAGTAAGTCACGTAGCGGTCTTTCACTGGGAGTCTGCGCAAAGAGGTCCGTCCAGAGGTAATCTTCAGAAGATTGCAGAGGTTCTAGGTAAGCCGGTTGGCTGGTTTTTTGGCGAAGGAGAGGACAATGGATCAGATTCAAACGTTACGGGCGGAGGTCAGGCGACTCACGGAGCAGTCGGCCACCGACTTTCAGTTCACGATGGTGGCAATGAAGGACATGGGGGAGCGATTCCAGGCTCAAGCCGAAGCGTTGGGCCGCGAAATGAAAGAGGGCTTCAACCAGTTGGCCGGCCGGATGAAGCTGCAGGAGCAGCGAGTCACGGCGGTGCTAGAGGCCGTCGACCACAGCCTGCAGATTTACGAGAATCACGAGCGTCGGCTACAGACCCTGGAGAGCCGGAGCGAGCCGGCGGCTTAGAGAGCGTCCTGCTCGACCTGGTGGCCCAGCTCCGGGAGGACCGGGGCCTGGCTCAACGGCGACACGAGGAAATGATTGAGGAGATGCGGGGGCTCCGCCATCGACTGGAGGTCGCCGAGACGAAGCTCAAGGCGCGACCCCCCAGGAGGACGCAGCAGTTCCTTGACTCCCCCGCGATACCCGGACGCGCGGGGGATGGATGACCTCCGCTCAACGCGGAAAATCCGGGTGCAGTGGCATTTTGCCCTGGACATTTAGCGGACGTTGAGCGGACCCTGATAGGATGCCGGCACCAAAATTGTGAGTAAGCACTTGAATTTGAAATAGGGAGGCAAAGGATGGATTTCATAGATCAGTTGCGAGCGATTGGCACACAGGTCGCCCGTATGAAGGAGACGGTTCAGACCGAGGAGGCGACGAAGCAAGCGTTTGTTCTGCCGTTCCTGAACGCTCTCGGATACAACGTATTCGACCCTACGGAGGTGGTTCCCGAGATGTGTGCGGACGTCGGCGTGAAGAAGGGAGAAAAGGTAGACTACGCCATAATGAAGGACGGCAAGCCAATCATTTTGATTGAGGCCAAGCATTGGGGAGTCAACCTGAACAACATCACGCCAACGCAGCTTTACAGGTATTTTTCCGTCACGCAGGCCCGCATCGGCATCCTGACCAACGGAGTCATCTACCGCTTCTTCAGTGACCTGGAAGAGTCAAACAAGATGGACCATAAACCGTTCCTAGAGTTCAATATTCTCGACATTTCAGAACCGATGGTCGCAGAGGTCAAGCGCATCACGAAAAGCAGCTTCCAGATTGAGGATGTCCTTAACTCCGCCATCGAACTGAAATATACCAAAGAAATTAAGCGCATCCTATCCGAGGAACTGGCATCCCCCACCGAGGAGTTTGTCAAATTTTTTACCAGTCGGGTGCACACGGGCCGGATGACGCCGAGTGTTAAGCAGCATTTTACCGATTTAGTGAAGCGCGCTCTAAACCTGTTTATCAGTGAACGCTTGAGCGAGCGCCTAAAGACGGCACTGGCCCAAGAGAGCGGTGAATCCGCGATCATCTACGTCGATACACTTCAGGAGTCAGGCGCCGCGCATACTGGGGATCCGGCAACAGAATCCAAGGGCAGGGAGGAGCGTATCACGACCACTCCCGAGGAGATGGAAGCGTTTTACCTCGTCAAGTCTATACTTAGGTCAACGATTGACCCCAGTCGAATCCATCACCGGGACGCCATATCCTATTTTTCGATTTTACTGGACAACAACAACCGGAAAACCATCTGTCGTTTGTATCTGGACGGAGCGAAGAGATACATCGGCTTCATGGGTGATGGAAAAAAAGAAGAGAAAATCCAAATTCAAGACCTGAACGACCTCTATCAGCACTCCGACAGGATACAGGGAGTCGTTGCTAGACTTGGTCAGCGGCCAATTTCTGAGCCTGGTGACAACCCTGCTGGTGATTTGGTTGAATCAGCCAACGCAAGTTAGAGGCTACCTAAAACTTGAGATAAACTCAACAAAAGAGCCCGGTTGCTGCCGGGCTCTTTTGTTATGGATTCTGCGCAGGTGGAGTCGGGAGTGGGGGGACGATACTCTCAGGGCTTGAGGTTGCTTGAGGCATCGTGGACGACTGCATGCCGCCCCAGGCGATCGCGGGGTCCAGTCCGCCCCGGCCTGATGATCCACTGGAATACTGGGAGCCCGAAGACCTTTGCTCCCAAGACGAGCCGGTGCTCTCCTGAACGACGAAGGTCTGATTTTTGTTTTGGTCTGACACGGTATCTCCTTAGAAAGGGAAATTGGACCCGCGTCAGAACCTAAAAGCCGTTAGAAACTTTGAAGGGGCTGGACGCGTGTCTTGCCTCTCTTTTTTTGGTAAGAGTTTTGAATTTCCTTCGGAGGTGACATGCCGACCACGCTAGCTGTCCTTGCGATGTTCTTGCCCGGATTCATTGCTATGGAAGTCATATACCACCTGGGCCCACGCAACTTCCGTTCAAACTCCGAGAGCTACAAATACGTTTTGGCCGTCCTTCTCGGTGCTATTGTTTTTGCCGTCACCACTGCCTTTTATGGCGAGAGTTTCAATGCGAGTTGGGACCAACTTACAGACGCCAAGCTCCTGACTAACAGACGCGTGCTGTGGACGGTCCTTGCAGCAATAGTCGTTGGCTGGGCCTGGCATACGTTTTTTACTCACGTCATGCCTGGATTTTACCGACTCTCGCGCGCAATCAAGCTTCAAATCTTCGGCACCAGCAGGCATTTCCACGGACCCATCAAGGTTTTTGACACGGCCATGGACCTCATGGACGACTGTATGGTGATGGTCTTTCTCAAAGATGGGCGAGTCTTGAAGGGCGGCCTGGTCGCCTATCCAGACCTCGACGGAGATAGCGGCTTGGTCGTGAGGGTCATTGCCTATGGCCATTTGCCTGACCCCAAGAAGAGTTGGACACCCGTGTTTGAGGCGGATCTGCCGACAACCCTGGAGTCGCTCATCTGGATTCCTGGTGGACAGATTGAGTATGTCAGTGCAGTCAAGGCTGTTGCCAGTCGGTAGGTTACTGGCCCCTGAAACAAGAAAAGAGCCCGACCGGTTGGCCGAGCTCTCACATCTTTAGCAGGGTTGTAAATTCCGCCGCCGGTGATGAATTCCTTTCCAGGAGGAGGCACCGATGCCGGCACCCCGACACAACAAATACCAGGGCTTGTTTGAGTATCCAGATGGTCAATGGGGGATCGACTGTATCCTCTTCGGCAAGCGAGTGCGCCGCAAGATAGGGTCGGAGGCCCGGGCGCGCAAAGAATACCAGGACCTCAAGGCGGCCGAACGCCGGGGCGAGACAACGCTGCAGCCTCTGAAGCAGACCCGGCGCACGATCGGCGATTGGATTGACGTCTACCTGTCCATCCCGCGGGGCAAATCCGACGTCGCCTTTATGGAGATGTGGCGCGACCTGGTCGGGAACCGCTATCCGGAGCAGCTCAGCCAGGCTGAACTCAAGGCGTGGGCTCACGGGTTGCTGCAGGAGGGCAAGGCGGTAGCCTCCGTCCTACGCATCATGGGGCCGTTTCGTGCGTGCTACACCAAGATCGCCAAGAGCGGCGAGATCGCCTACCACCAGAACCCCTTCTGCGACATGGACGAATTGGAGCTGCCCAAGCTCAATAACAAGCGCGACGAATATGTGCACCTTGAATCGGTCTCGGATTTGGCCACGGCATTTGGTCCGACCTGGTGGCCCTACGCGGTTTTCGCGATCCTGGCACACATGCGGTTTGGGAACCAGCGCCGGCTGCGCTGGGATAACATCGATTGGACCAGCCAGATCGCCATTCTTGAAAAAACAAAAAAGGGAGTGAAGCATCACACCCCGTTATCTACCCTTGCGATAGATCTGCTGCGCGCGCAGCACGCGCGCCAGCTGGCCGAAGGGAAGCTATCCGAATGGTGCTGGCCAAACAGCAAAGGAGGACAGTTGGATAGCGCTCATTTCAGGCAGAACGTCTGGGCCCCGGCTTTTCGCAGGGCCGGGCTCAAACCCGCGGCGCCGGAGAAGGGTGAAGGCACGCGCAAGCGGCAAGGCCTGAGCTGGCATGACCTTTCGCGGCATACGGGGGCGACCTGGCTGGCCCAGGTCGGCACAGACCCGCTCGTGTTGCAGTCCCTGATGGACCATGGCGACCTGCGGACCACCGAGCGGTATCTCACCCACTGCCAAACCAGGAAGAAGGAGGGTGCCGAGCGCCTGGCCGAGCTGGCCCGGAAGGCCCTGCGGGGCGACGTCCCGGACAGCATGGGTGTCAGTAAAACGTCAGTAGCCGTTCCCAAATCTCAGGAAACGGATGCAATCGGACGTAGTCAACATGGCGTAACGGTGAGGTTTTCCCAGAACTAAGGCCGTTTCAAAAATGGCCTCTTCTTCATTCGCAATGAAGAGGCCGTGGGTTCGAGTCCCATCTTCTCCACCATAAGGAGACCCTGACAGAATCAGGGTCTCCTTCTTTTTTGATTTCTTGTCGGGGCGTCAGTAAAATCCTAATCCGTCAGTAAACCGTCAGTAGGCGTTATTTTCCAGGCGGGCTGCGGGTTTCAAAAGTATTTGCCCTGGCTGGTGCCAGAAATGAAGAGCGCCCCTCTCGAACTTGGTCGGAGGGGCGCTTTGGCGACGCGTCCGCAATTGCGGACAAGATTATTGGCTATTTTGCAGGGACGAAACACCACTTCCCTTGGCGATGGGGCGGGCAGGTCTCCACCAGGTGTCGGCTCACGGTGCGGAAATAGCCGCCATTGGGGTCAACGAGCCGCACGTTTGCCTGGTCATATCCCACAATCCCAAGGATGTGGCCGTAGCCGCTTGGCGAGAATTCCGGCCCATTGAGAGCGATGATGACCATGGCTCCACCGTCGATCGCGGCCTCAATTGCGCCCCAGAGCTGAGGCGAGAAATCGTGGTCCGTGTAGCCCCAGCCTGTCGACTTAACTTCTGCGTTAAGACCGGACAGCAATTCGTACCCATATCGGGCGGCAATGTCCAGGTCGGTCCAATTGCTACCGGTTAACAAAGTGATGGCCATGGCCACGCTACACTGCCCACAACTTTTCGACGTGGACTGGCTTTGGGGTCTGACCCGCTTTTCCAGGGCATCTCCGGCAGCCTTGGGCTTGCTCTTCACGCGACCCAGGAACAGTTTGGCGTGTTCCTCGTCGAGGTTAATAGCCAGCCCGAGCCTGCTCGCGATGTCCTTGCACAGTTGCACCTCGCGTTCAGATTGGAGCTTGGTGCTCCAATCTGTAGCTTCGGCCGGGCAAAATAGGCGGATGGGTAGTTTCATAATTTGACTCTCGCTCTCTAGTCTACTGACTGGTAAGGGCGCGGACCGCGCAGTCTTTGGCTTCCAGTAGTTTGCGCAGTGCGACGGTCCGCTCGGGGTTTCTGGGCAGTTGAGATACGACGGCCTGAGCCAGGTCGCAAAAGGGCTTGCTTACGGCCTGGAGATTGGATGGCAAATGGCCGTATGCGAAATACTGCATAATCATCTCGGGCTGCTGGCCCGCACCGGCCTCTTGTGGGGGAGTCGGCGGCGAGGACCGGTTGTCGGCGGGGTGTGCTGAAATGCCCTGGCCGGCCAGCTGGTTTACGAGGTTCAGAGCATCGCCCAGGCCGCCGAACATTAAAACACCCCCTTCAGGGCGCGCATCCCGATGTCCATCAGCTCTGCCGTGTCGACGACCCCGTCATTTTCGAGCGCGGCGGTATAACCGTCCGCCAGGCCGAGCACCACGTCCAGGGCCTTGGTGGGCAGGTGGGGATACAGAGCGGCCAGGCCGGCCTTGCGATCACCGGTGGGAGACAGGGCACCAATGACAGCCGCCACGCGATCAGCGGCGTCGCCGGCAGCGGCTTGCACCACCAGGTGGTCGGGAGTCAGCGTGATTTCGGCCGGCTGCCCGGTCGGGCGTAAAATGGAGAGGGCGCCGTTTACGACGCCCTCGACCTGACCGATGAGTTGGATAGGATTGATGTTCATTATTATTTGGGTCCTTTCTTAGCTATGGATTTCAAAGTGTTCCGAGGACGTGGGTGAGGCACAGGCACGGGTTCCTGGCCCAGTTGTTTAATTTGCTCTTTGAGTGCCGCGACATGCTCGTCCGTGTTGGCCAGGTCGGCTTGTAGCTCCGCAATCAGGGCCTGGCTATCGGCAAGTTGGGCCCGCACTGACTCAAGCTCGTTGGCCATTCTCTGCTCTGCAAGTTCTCGCAGGCTCAGCTGGCGCTGCATGTCCCAGAGTTGTTTGGTAAAATGTTCCTGGCGGCGTTGCCAGGTGCGCTTTTGTCGCTCGTGCTCACGGGCGTCTGCGTCCAGTCGATTGGCGAGTTCATCCTGGCGGCGCCAAAGAGCGTCACGCTCCTCGGCCTCAGCGGCTGCGGCCAGGTCGGCGGACTTTGCTTTGCGGGCGCGCTCAGTTTCGGTCGCTTTGCGCCAGGATAGCGCCATGCCTCCGCTGGCGGTGATGACGGTGCCTATGGCGGCCGCCAGAATGGAAACTTCTACCATCGTTGTGTCCTTCTATTGCCCGCCACGGCGGGCAGGATCGAAATTGAATCCACCAGGGGCAGGCTGTCCCTGTCTGACCACGAGTCCTAAGTAGTCGTAAGGAGGAGGTGCTTGAGGTTGGCGATAGGACGGGAAGGTAAAATCTGCCATGTTTTGCCCCAAAGTTGGATCGAAACCTGGCTTGATCCTTGCATCCCCCCGCAGCCAACTAAAAAGAGCGCCATCAGCGCCCATAAGATTCGTAGCATTAGTGTGCTCCTTCATTCTGGCTCAAAATCATAGAGGGTCTCATTGGTAGTTGCCGTCGATGTCCCCCACGCTCAAGGCGGGGTAGTTGCCGTCGATGTCCTCTGCGCTCACGAAGTCGATGTCTCCAGCGCTCACGAAGGGGTAGTTGCCATCGATGTCTCCAGCGCTCATGGCTGGCCCATTCCATAGACCCGCACGTCGGGCGTTACGTTCGCTGCCCCGGCAATAATCTCGATCTTAGCTCCAACACCGCCGCGATGGTAGATCGTCCTGGGAGTCGCAGCAGTTAACAGATAATCTTTGGCGTTGAAGCCAACGTTGTCCAGCGTATCCACAACCGTAATCCTCAGCGTGAAGTCATTGTCGCCTTTGGCCTGGATGCATAGGGCGCTGTTCGGGTGCATTGCATAGGTCCCGACTTCAACCGGCGCGTTTGCAGGCACTGTGGTTACGTATCTCGTTAAAGGGGCGGGCGGTTTCGTGTGCTCGATCATGTGATTTTTCCCTACTGCTCGATAGCGTTGACTTGATTGGTTGCTTGCCGTCGGCTGCGACCGAAACGGAGATTACGAAAATCGGGCTCTAACTACTTGACTTGCTCATTACCGTAGTGCCGCCATCAATCCAATACAATTTCCCTCCATGATGCACGGCGTTAGCGGCCTCAATGGCTATGGGTTGTCCTGCAGGCTTTGATTCGTACCAGATATTGTTGCTCCACTTTTCACTCTGGGTAAATGAACCGCCAGAGAACAGGAGCTCTGCAATATGATGCCCGGCGCGATCGGAATAATTCCATGTGCTCCAGACGGTAGCGTATGGTTTATTCTCCGCGTTTACTCCGACCATCATTCGTGCCGACGTTCCGTCTTCGACGTAATTATTTTCAGTGTCTTCAAATGGGTGAATCCTGGTTCTGCAGAGTAGAGTGGCGTCGCTTGAGCCTACCAGGTAAAGCTCGATGTGCAGATCCGTCGTAAGTCCCTGGATGTCGTCCCCAGGCTCTTTGTCGGGATAGTCGTCGCGCAGTATCCAGAGGTGGTCTCCATTGGCCAACCATTGCCGTATACCAAGCATCAGGGGGGACTGCAGCCGCGACGGGAAATCCCCGGCCGGTCCGTCGATGTAGTAGCGCGAGATGTCTTTTCGGAATCGGAGCGTTTTGTCTGGGCCGAAGCATGATAGCCAGGTGCGCCAGCGGGATTCGTAGGTGTATTCCCCGTGCTGATTGGTCGCATAAAAGCTTTGAGCCATGTCTGGTTGAGGGCCCAGGTCCACGTTCCCGAGGAGATCATCAGCGGCAACCCAATAGCCTCCCCAGACATCGTAGTTCGTAATTGTGAACTCTCTTCTTGCCAAGTAAGGTGTAGGTAGCCTAACCGGTGGCATCCCATGCCCATCTCCATACCCGAGCCCGTCTCCGCTATCGTAAGGCCATACAGGTCTTTCTCTGTATTTATTCAGCACCAAATTTGAATAGTGCGTTACCGTGGGGCCGTATTGCGTGTATGCCCCGTTTTCAAAAGTGGCGATAGCGGGGTTAACGTCGTTCGTCGGCGTGACACCATTTACATAGTGTTGAGGCTCAAAACAAATCTGGAAATATGCCCCAGCCTCACTGAATACACCAGAGGGGCCATCTACAGCTGGATAAAATCGCTCCAGGCTTGGATCCGCGTAACCCGTGTCTATACCCGGGGACTGGGGGATGGTCCCAGAGTAAACACTACCTGTTATCGCCCCATATCTAATGTAGTCAACGTAGAAATCTTGAGCAGGAATGGGGGGATCTGCCCCCGGGTCTCCTGGGTCCGAGGTAACGAAAAGCTGAACTCTCTCGACTCCCGGATTAGAGTGTATCCCGCCTGGAAAGGTGCTATTTGGGTAATCGACATACCCCCCAATTTCTGCAACCACAATGTCTCGGCTGGCGGTGGCCGCGGCAGTATGCTCTGAGTCACGCTGGGATACCAGTGCGGAGAATAGCATTTGCCAGCTAAAATCGGCCACGAATGTATCTATTTTGCTCAGTCCCCCATCTAGAGCATTGATCACTGCCGTAATCCATTGGGGGTCAGGATCAGTTAAGCAACTGACGTGCAGCCACCACTCTCGGCGCGACCCCCGAACCAGCATCGGCCAGCGAGTATTCAAGGATCCCTGCACGGGAGAAATGTCTTTCCATCGACTTGTATAGCCAATGAGAGAGACGGGGACTATGGCTGAGAGTTCGACCGGGGGGAGTGGGGTATAGAGCATTGCCGAGTTGCGCGTGTATAGCTGGATTCGTGCTCCGCCAGGGGTGAAGTCATTGTTCGCATCCAGCAGGTACCCGATGTAGCTACACTCGATCAGGTGGGGACCGTAGGACCCTATGTTTACATCTCTTTGATCTGGGCGGTTGGTGTCAGTTACCCATGGACTGTATCCGATAGTTTCTGGGGCCGATCTTAGGTAGGCTGCGATCCCACCATAGCTGACGGCTGTGTAGACTACATTCCCATCTGGTAGCTGATCCAGGAAGAAATAACCCTGCTGCCGTGACGGATAATTCCCGTAACTACGCATAATTTGCTGCGTGAGGGTCACCGGGACTTTCGCGGTTCCAGCTAAAGCTATTTCAGTTATGACTATAGACGATCCTACATCTGCCCCATTGTAGTCCCACAACCCCCCACAAAAAACCAAGATCAGATCGGTAGGGGTCCCAGAAATTGGGTTCGCAAAAAGGAGCAACCCGATAACGTCAGATGCGTCGATCTGAGTCCAATCAAACCCAGACGGGCTGGCGTCTGCTGTGCGACTCAAAGCGGCCAGGGTCTCAGGTATACTCTCAGTGGAGAGCTTGAGTTGCGGCTGAGGTGTGCTAGCGCAGGCGATGCGGGGTTGCCCCTCCGGCTGCAACCAGAGACCGAATGTAATGGCAGAAGGAAGCGCTGGCGCGCGATGTCGACCTACGAACTTCACGGCCACAATTACCGCCAGGTCGGGATTGTCGAACAGGAACCCGATGGTGCACCCGTCGCCGACGTTGAGATGGACTCCGGGCAGGATGCAAAACACGTTTGTGTAGGGGGCTGCCCGGCCGGGCACACGCACGTCGTAGCTGCCGTTCGGATTGGCGACCTCTACAATGCCGTCTTCGGTGCGCCGGCGCGCAGCAGAGCGGAATCGGGCTCCAAAAGCTGCGTCTGCCTGTTTTCGTGCCGCCGCCGCTGCCCGGGCGTGGATTTCCAGTTTGTTCAGACCAGCCAGGGGCTGATTCCGATCGTGGTGGGGTAGTCTTGGTCTCCCCCCGTCAAAATTACGGTTTGCATGCCAGGGATGATGTCTTCGGCCAGGCTGTTGTTGGCCAGGGTGCGGGGGTATCCGCGATTCCCAGTCTGCAGGTCCGACTGACCATACCCATTGACCTGGTTGGCCTCAGCGGTCTCGAAGCGCACTCCCCGTCGCATTTCGTGTTGGTATCGGTTCACAGAGGGTCTCCAATCATGATGGTTGGACTGAAATACGTGGTGGCTATTCTGCTCGAGCAGAGATCCAGGCTCGTCCCGATGGTCAGCGTATGCTGGCGCACGTAGCGCACCTCGTCGGTACCTAACCGGTCATCGTGGATCTGTACGCGCTGGCCGGGCATCATCAGCAGGTTGAGCGGCACTCCGAAATTTTGCGGGTCTACATTGGCTGCCTGCTTGATCAGGTATCCATCGGCATGTCGCTCCACGATGCGAGCGTCGGCGAGCAGGGCATTGGGCTGCAGCTCCTGGTGATTGAGCGGGTCGCCAGCGTCGAGGCTGGTCTGGTTGACCCGAGTCAGAGAGCGTATCGGGTCGTTGGCCCAGCCCTGGCTCTCGAGGTCCTGCTCGGCCCCGCGAAACTGGATTTTGCCATACCCACCAAGCGTGAATCCGCCTACCGTGCCCCAGGTATACACGACCTCATCAATCGGGCCTGCTACCGCGCTGGTCAGGCCGCTGTCGATGGCACCCCTGGTTTCGCGGATGGACACCACGCCGCCGCCCCGCTTCAGGTAAAAATCCGAGAATCTGCCGCCCTGCTCTGAAAGCTTGCGATAGTAGAGCCCTTCGATAGGCGGGTTGAATTTCTCGGTGAACCTGCCGTAGGCGTCATGCTCCTTGGCCGGCAGGCTCGAGTTGGATTCCTGGGCGCGGCGACTGGTCACCGAATTCACGAAGGCAGGCTCATCGACGGCAGTGTCATCTTCCAGGATTGCAGCCTGGCCGGCCCCGTAGTGCCATTGCGCCGGACCGTAGTAGTTCGGCTTGTAGACGTAGATCATGCTGCCTCGATAGATCCATTCGTGCCAAAGCACGTCGGCCAAAGCCTGGAAGGCATCGCCCGGGCGCATGTCCTGCCGATTTTGCAGGCGGATGTTACTGGGCTCCATCAGGTCCAGGTTGTAGCGAATTCCAAGGCCACTGAGCAAGTCTGCCATGGCCGACCTGGTCGTCACTACCAGGTCGCGGGTGCTGCGCAAGGTGGGCATCGTGACCCCCTTGCGGAAGAGCGCTCCGGAGAGGTCGATGCCGTGCCACACGAAATCGAACTTCCCGGCGTCCTTCCAGTTGCGGCTGTGTCCATGCCCGGTGCCAACGCCGACCAGATTGAACTCTGCTCCTTCCCAGGTGACCCGTACGATGATCGATGTGCCTCGCGTCAGTTTGCCGAACCAGGGGGACGAGGCGTTCTTCGGGTGATAGTAGCCGTGCTGGTCCTGGATTCTTACTTCCCACTTGGCGGCTCCGGATTCGGTCAAAGTGACCTGCAGAGCGTAGGGTGCCGGGCAGAGCTGCATGCCGCCGGCCAGGATACTGATCTGGGGCAGGCTGTTCGGATCGCCGGTCGTGCCCTGGGTCCAGGCCCTCCCGTAAGCTCCCGTCATGCTGAGATAGCGCACCAAGTTGTGACTCTGCACGAGCTTGCCGGCGGCGAAGCGCAGCCGGTTATGACACGTCTGCACCCGGTGCGTGCTGTAGCGCAGCCGGTTTTGGCTTTTTACGGTTAAGCCGGCCCCGAAGCGCAGCCGGTTGTTGCTCTGGATCAGGGCCAATCAGGCGTTCCCAATGACCAGGGGGTAAATCTCTACGTCTGCGCTTGCCTTACGAGCCTCTGCGCACGTCCAGCGCAGCCAAAACCCTTGCTTGCTGCCAGCGGTCAGGGTGCCGCTGTTGGCCACAGCGAGGCCGTCCGCGATGGTGCGAGGTCGGCTGAAAGTAATGCCCGCGGGGTCGGTGCCAGCGTCCGCAGCTGTGTTGGTATCGTCCAGGGTGCTCTCTAAACCGATCTCAATCTCGGCCGTCACCGAATACGCTCCTGGAGGCATCACCGCGATTGCGACGCCGTTCTCGAAGAGGCTGATCCAGCCGGCCGCCGGCGTGAGGGCATCGGTCACCAGGTCGTGTAGCGTGGCGCACCAACGGTCTGCAAAGGTCACGCCGCCGGTGGCCACGCTTGTGCCGGCCAGGGGGAATTCGTCCTGGGCGTCCGCGCTGGCGTCGTTGCCGATGATGCGGAGATACTTGCCGGCACCGTCTAGACTCGAAGTGCTTTGAGCTGTGGTGATGAATCCGCCAGCGGATACATCCATCAGGTTGTCTATCCACATCACGGCTGCAGCCAGGTCGGCGGTGGCGTCATTGGCCTGGAAGGCCTTCTGGCGTTGGACCTTGTTGCCGCCCCCCGAAAGGTTGGACGACATCGCAAACAAGAGCTCCCCGACGGCTCCCCCGGTGATCTTGGTAGCCGATGCCGCTCCCCCGATATCGGCCGGGGCCGCCAGCGTCGTGCCCACTACCGTGGGCAGATAGAGACCCAGGTCAGCGTCCGTCATCTGCGGTGCTCCAGTCTTAGCTCACGGTGCTCCAGTCTTAGCTCACACATATAGTCCACTCCAAACTCTTGAAACCAGCCCTGCCTGATCAGCGGCCAATGGGTGCGCTGCGCGAGCCTCATGGCCACTGGGCAGAGCCGGAGAACAATCAACTCCACGCGTGGCCACTCGAACGAGGCGGGCAGGCGCAGGAGCTCTGTGAGGAATTGTAGGTCGGAGTAGTCATCCGACTTGGGGCACAGCGAGAATAGCTTCAAGAGTTTTCTGTCTTGTTAGTGCTGGTGCGCCAGTCAGGCTGCGCGGTGGAGGGCCCGCCGCCGGCGTTGCTCACCTGGACCTTGACCGGCTCTTTCTGGGCAGCCACAATCTGCTGCAGCAGCTGGGTCTGTAGCGCCGACTGGGCGGCGATGTCCTGGAGGGCCTTGGCGTTGAGTTCCGCGTCCGGCGGCGCACCGCCCGGCTTATCGGCATCCTTACCAGCGGGCTTTTTATCGGCGCCTGCGTCCGCCTGTTCCTGGCCCGGATAAGACCCGGAATCCTTCTTGTCTTTCTTGGGTTTGCCATCCTTACCCAGAGCGTTGGTCGCGTCGCGTTTGGCCTTGGCCTGGTCGTCCTTCACATCCTTGAGCGTGTTCTTGGCGGTAAGGTCGAAAGCGCTAAAGTCACCGGCACCTTCCACCCCGCTCATGCCGCCCAGGGAGAAGTCGCTCTTCTTGGCGTCCGCGAGTTCTTTCTGCTTTTTCAGTTCCTCGGTCAGCGCGCGCTGCTCTTCGACCTGCTTTTGCGTGAGCTCCGACATGTCGAGTTCGAGGTCTCGGCGGATACGGGCTTTCTCGTTGCCACTTGCTCCGATTTCATTCGCGCTGGCTTTGGCAACCAGGGCGTCGCGCTCGGACTGCTGGCGCTGGTCCATCAGTTGCTTCAGGCGAGACTCCACCTTCTCGCCGGCCTCGGCCCGCTTGCGCAGGGAGTTCTCCTCCAGCTGCTGGCCCCGCACGGTCTCGTCTTTCTTGAGCGCGTCCTCGTCCGCCCGGCGCTTGGCGGCCTGCTCTTCAAGTTTTTTGGACTCCATCGCGCTCTTGGAGCGGGCAGCTGCGTTTTCCGCGTCGGCTGCCTTGTTGAGAGCCGCGCGAGCCTGGGCGCCTTTTCCTATCCCCTCTTGGGCGGCCTTCTCTGTGGTGACCGCTGCGGCCAGGTCGTCGCGGGCCTTGATTTCCTGCTTAAGCTGTTCGAGCACGTCCTCGCCGCTGGCGAATTTGTCTTTGGTAACTTCCAGCGCACTCTGAGCAGCGGTCAATTCTGAGGCCGCGAGTTTTTCTCGCACCTTGGCCGTTTCTTTGAGGGCGTCTTGCTTGAGCTGCTCCACGTCCCGGGCAGACTTCTTGGCCTCGGTGGCGTTCTGGCTCTCGGCTGCCTTGATAATCTGGGCCCTAGTTGCGGCGGATTTTCCCAGGCTTTCCTGTTCGGCTTTCTCCAGCCGGATTTTGGCTACCAGTTGGTCGCGTAACTGAATCTGCTCCTGGACCTGGGCGACTGTCGCTTTGCCCTGCTTGAATTGCTCCCGGACCGCACTGATAGCCTCGTCCGCTCCCTTGGCCTCTTCGTCGCGCGCCTTGAGTCGGGCGTCCTCGGTTTCCTTGGCGGCATCACGCCGAATCTGCTCCACGTCGCGGGCAGACTTTTTGGCCTCGGTCGCATTCTCGGTCTCGGCGGCCTTGAGGATCTGGGCCCTGGCTGCGGCGGATTTGCCCAGGCTATCCTGCTCAGCTTTCTCCATGCGGATTTTGGCCACCAGCTGATCGCGCAGATGGATCTGCTCTTCGACCTGAGCGACCGTGGCCTTGCCCTGCTTAAATTGCTCCCGGACCGCATTGACGGCGTCATCTGCCCCTTTGGCCTGTTGGTCGCGCACCTTGAGCTGCGCGTCGCCCTCTTCTTTGGAGACATCTCGCGCCAGCTTGATTCGCTTGTCGATGAGTTCGGCGTATTCTTTATGCTGTTTCCCAATGCGCGCTGTGACCTGGTCGAGCGCAGCCAGTTCCTCGCTGTTATTGGCAAAGACCCCGCGGGAGCTTTTCTCTTTGTAGCGCTTGAGAAGTGCCTCTGCTTCACCCTGCTCTTTCTTGGTGGCGGCAGACTTATCGGCCGCCGCCTTCATTTCCGCATCGTGCATGCCGCGGAACTCGACGCGGGCCTTGGCCAGCACTTCATTCCGTTTCTCATACTCGGCGATCTGTGCCGCGACGATGGCCTTTTGTTCGTCGTTCCCGCTGGTCAGGTTGAGCCGGCGCTGCTGCTCTCGCAGGTTTTTGAGGATCTCCCCATTTCCGGCCATGGCGTGCGTGATGTCAAGATCGTCTTTGCCCAGTTTATGGAGGGCGGCTGCCACCTGATCAGCGGCTTTTTCGGTGTCGTCGCCCCACTTCTTGACGGCCTCGGCTGCCTCAAGCGTGATGGACTTTTCTTTGTGCAGCTGGAGGACTTGGCGCTGGGAGACTTCCAGGGCCTTCTCTTGCTCTGCGGTGCAGCTCTCCAGATAGGCAGTGTAGCCGGCCAGGGCCAGGGCGACTGCCCCCAGCAGGATAATGAGCGGACCAAGCCCGGTGGTGGCCATCGCTCCGATTTTTCCCAGCAGTCCGGTGCTTGCAGCGGTCTGCTGGCCCTGAGCGACGATAACGGCCTCGGAGCTGCCAGCATATTGCAGGTTGGCAGCCGTGGCTGCTTCGGTAGCTGCAGCCAGTTCCGTTTCGGCGATAGCCAGGCCTTCTGAGGCGATGATGCCTTCGGCCTTGGTGCCTGCATTTAGTACGGCCGCCTGCGCCTCGGCCACCAGCGCTTCGGCCGCGACTACTTCGGCGGCAGTTTGCTCCACCAGGCTCATCGTGGCCGCGTGATTGGCGACCGCGTTTGTGAGCGAGGTCGCCGCGGCCGCCGCGGCACTGGCCGTGTAGGCCGCCCACATCATCGAAGCCGGCAGATAAACCGCGGTCATCGCAGCGCCCGCTGCAGCCATCCCGGTGATGACCGTGCCGGCCAAAATACCCGTGGTAATCAGACCGCGCATGCCCGGGTCCATGTCTTTTACGCAATTGAGCAGGCCGGTCAGAGCTTCAGACCCGCTCTTGACCGTCGGAGTGAGGTTCTGGCCCAGTGCGGCCTGGGCCTGGCCAAACGCATCTCCCAGGGACGACAGGGACGCTTCGAGCGTCTTGCTCTGCTCTGCCATCACGCCGCCGAACTTAGTGTCGGCCATTTTCGTGAGGGCGTCGCGGAGTTTTTCCACGGCCGCTTCGCCTTCAACTGCGATGGCGCCGTTCGACTCAAGCTCTGCGCCGAACTTATGCAGCTCGTCCTTTGTGGTGACGCCGGCGTCGAAGAGACTCTGTAGTCCGTCGCGGGAACCCTTTAACGATTTGCCCCAGATGAGGGCCGCTTCGGACAGGTCGCGCCTCATGACCGAGGCCAGGTTGCCCACCCGCGGCAGTTGGGCCGAGACGTCTTGCCCCAGACCCGTGAGAACCGTGCCCGCCTGGACCACGCCTGGGAGGTCGAACGGCGTCTTGGCCGCAAAGTCGGCCATCTCCTGAAGTTTTTGGCGAGCCAACCCGGCGTTGCCCGTGAGCCCGGTTAGCTGGGCCTCAAAGCTCTGCATCTCCGAGGCTTTAGACACAAACCCGGCCAGCAGGGCACCGCCGGCGGCCGAGATGGCTCCGAGCGCGAGGGCGGCTTGTTGGCTTTTGGAGACAAGTTGCCCGACCGTGTCGTCGACCGACTTTTCGACTTCTTTAAGGGTTTGGTTCAGTTGCCGAGCGTCGCCGGAAACCAGAATTTCGAGTCGGTTAGAGGCCAATCTTCAGGTAAGCGCGCTCCGCGTAGGTTCCGAGGATGGGGGCCAGGTCGGCCATCTCGTTGAGGTCGTCCTGGGCCCGTATGATAGTTCTGCGCTGCGCCTCGGTCATAGCCGGACCGTCGCCCGCAGCCCTGGCGGCCAGGCTGATTTCGGCGCGCGCCAGTAGTAGGAGCGATTCCTTCAGTTGCCGCTTGCGTCCACGTTTCGCTAGCTGGTCCGCCTTCACATGCTCCTGGGCACAGAGGACCTGGGTCCCTGCCCAGTCAATCAGGGCGTCTCCGGACATAGCACCGAGCAGGACTCCTCCGCCGTTAACCCAGACCGGGGCCGTGGCCGGCTGGATCGGGTCGGATGGCACGGCCTGGTCGTCCTGCAGTAGCTGCTGGCGAGCTACCACCAGGCGCTGCTCGAGAGGACTCAGGCTAGCTGCAAAGTCCTGATCCACGAGGGCCAGGCCGACAAGTGCTCTCTGGCTGTGGTAGATCATCTTCAGGGCGCCGCGAAGTGCAAGGTCCTTGCCGGTCTTGGCCAGCCGGATGCCTTGCACTACCTGTGCCGCCGCCTCCAGGTGCAGCTTGCCCCAGGCAAGCAATTCCTGACCCTGCAGCTTTTGCAAGGTCACCGAACGCCCGCGCACCGGAAAGGTGGCGGACGCCGGGGGAGGCGGAGCGGCGGCGAAGATCATTTAGGTGTAGCTCGCGTTCAGATTGTAGAACGTGATGCGCACGTCGGTTGCCTCTACCGGGTCGGTCAGGGCCATCCAGTTCAGGTTCTCCACCATCTGGGCCGGCCCGCTGGCATTCGCTCCAGCTTCCATCAGTGCGGCTCGAGGCACCTCAATGTGAATCATATACGGGATGGGCCGGGCAGTTACTCCAGCGCTGAGGGTAATCTCGCTATCGGTCTGCACGATGCCCTGGCCCACGGCCCAGGCGTCGATCGAGAAGCGCTGCGCCGCTTTAAGCTTCTTGAGGAAGTTTTGGTTTTGGTAGTCGCGAGGCAAGGTTCCGGTGCACTTCCGGCGGCCGTAAATCACGTCACTCATCCGCGGCTGGCCGGACAGTCCTGGTTTCAGCGCAGCGCCATTGTCGATCTTCAAGGTCATGCCTCGGACGGTCTCGGTGAATACTCCGTCGAGGCTCACGGTCACGCCCCAGGCCATCATCTTGCGCAGGGTGGTGAGACTGGGGACGAAGTTGGGGGCCGTGTCCCAGTCGCGCGCCAAAATGCTGGCCTTGCTGGTAATCACCGTGCCATTCTCTCCGATGTTGATTTCCCACCCGCCACAGCGGCAGAGCATGAAAATAACGGCCTCATCGTTGTCCTTGTTGACGGTCAGCGAGAAGGCGGGCAGCGGGTTGCTGCCGATGGTGAACGCCTTCTTAAAGATGTGCTCTTTCATGGGCGCGGCCGGGACAACAGGGAGCTTGGTGCCGAGCGCTACACTGCCGTCGTCATTCCAGCTGCTGCCCGGTGCGGCGACGAAGTGGATGAACTTTTCGCTATCTGCCGCACCAGCGGCGGCAGTGCGATAGATCGCAGTACCTGCCAGAGTCCAGCCGGTCGGCTGCCCCGTAGGGTTAGTCCAACTTACTGCGGCCGTGAGATCTGCGCTGGCTGTGGTGACGGACGCTTCAGCCCCCACAGGGAGCACCCACTTCTCTGCAGTGGCCGTGCGTTCCCAGACAGAAGCGAGCTTGTATTTGTAGGCCGCCGGGGCCAGTGTGCCGCCCGCTGCGGCGACAAGGGTTGGCGCTGCCGAGATGCGGCCCGAGATTACCTGCGAAGTCAAAGCTCCGCTGGCATTGCCGTTGGCATAATGGAGCAATAGGGCCTGGCTGCCTCCGTCAACTTCCATGTCGACGTCGCCTGCGCCACTCTTGACGCCGTCGAGGAGTTCGTCCACGGAACGGTCTCCGGTGATGCTACCTTGCTCCACGCCTGGGCGTTGGGCCTTCATGGATTCTTGAGTGAAGGTGACCGAGAGGGTCGGCTCAGCGTAGGTCCCTTCAGGGGTCTCAGGTGCAATTCCGACGGCTGCACCAATGCCCATTCCAACGGTTGCGGACATTATTTGGCCTCCTTGGCTTGTTTGGCCCGGGCGAGTTCGGGACTCTTTGTTTGGATTTTCTCCCCCGGGGTCACGACGAGGTTCAATCCGCCCTGTCTGGCCTCTCTGGCCTCAAGCTTGGCCTGCGTATCTGCGTCTGCGACGAGCGCGACTCTCGTGGCGTTATCCAGCGGGCGTATTTGTGGGAAGGCGATCACCAGGGCCCGGGCGAGCTCCAGACTCTTTGTTTCAATTGTCTGCCCCGGGGTCACGACCAGGTCGAATCCCCCCTGCAGAGTTTTGGGTTCGGGACCCTCACCGGTCCCGCAATGATAGACGAGGTTGTAGAGCATGGGGTTTATCCTTTTCTGTAGGTGACTTGGACCAAAATCTCGGCGAAGCTGACCCGTAGCCGCGGCTCATCGGCCAGCGGGTGCGGCATCTCGTCGGGGTAGGCTACGCGGGCGGGCGTCTGCCCCTGCGCACCGCAAATCTCGATGCTGTAGGGGTTGGCGCTGCTCAGCAGCTCGGTCTCAATGACCTGAGCCGGAGTCATCACGTCGGTCTGGGCGTTGTTGCCCGCCGTCTGGCGCCAGCGCACCCAGATCGACATCATGTAGACCGACGAGACTCCTCCGCCCGTAGTGCGTTGGTTGTCGGCCGTGTGGTTTTGCAGCAGGGCGTCAGGCAGGTCTGCGACCGGGTTGACCGGGTATCGCGGCTGAGCCCTCAAGCTAAAGTCCCGCTGGCACTTGTGCAGGCTCAGGGCCATCACGGCCGGACGGCCGCTCAGCCAGGCCATGAGGGCCGTGCTGATCTCGAGCTGCGCTCCGGTCAGGATCACGAGACGACCTCTTCCACCACCAGGCGGAGGTCGGCCGTATGGCAACTAACGCCGACGAGCATTCCGTCGGTGATGTTTTCGCCGGCCAGGTTGCTATGCGTGATGGCTACTCCCCCAAGGGTGCGGTCGCCCTCGCGAAAATTCGTGCGCATCAAGTCCAGCAGGTCCTGATGCAACAGTTCACTGGCAGCGTCTTCGTCGATTGCCAGGCTGAATTCCAAGAGCACCTGGTGCTGCACACGAGTGCGGGTGTCATCGCCCTGGATTTCGAGCCACCCCGAGCGCGTCATCCGGAGGACGCACAGACGCCCGTTGATGGCAAATTTGGCCTGAAAATCGTCTCCGTTGGGGCCGTCGCTGACCCAGCGCATAAACTCGTGCACCCGGAAGGCCGGGAGCGGAGTGGGTAGGGCCAGGGCTGCCGTGCTGATCGCCTCGAATCGCGTTTTCAGCGCTGCTCTGACGGTCGCCCAACTCACGAGAGACTCTTCACGATCGCCGCACCGACCGGGGCCAGGTATTGCGCTGCGAGCGTGGCCTTTAGCGCTTTAAAAGTGGCGTAGAAGAACCGCTTTCCGGGCACCTTGCCGGCCATCAGGGCGCGAGCGCGCTTACGGCTCCCTCGGCCGCCGATCGCGCGAATGCTGCGCACTTTGGCCCGGATGCTGGCCGGCAGCCAACCGAATTCGATCGGCACGGCTCGGCGCAGGTCGGCCTTGACGGTGCGCCGCATCTGCTCGCCGCCGGGCTTGATGCAGGCGCGCAACTGTCCGGTCTTGACGGTAGCTTTTCCCTGGATGGCAGCCAGTAGGTGGGCCTGCGCTTTTTGCAGGCCGGTGTCGACCAGGCCGTTGACGCCGCTGCGGGCCGTCGACGAAAAGACGGGCCCGGCCCTGCGCACAATCATCTGAAAATTCACAGGCCGATCCTCCCCCGTCGGTTCCAGAAGCGTCCCATCCCGTTGTGCTCGGTCCGGCTCAGGTCCCAGTTGACCCTGGTGCTTCGGTTGGTTTTGCTGCCATTCAGGAATCGCTCCCAGGTGGCAAAAGCGTCTTTGGACTGGAACGAGTAGGCCTTGCTCTGCTCGTTCTGGCTGACCGAATCTGCACCGATCGTGCTGTTCGCGTTCTCGGCCATTTTATTGGCAGCTGCAAGCAGGATGTAGTAGGCGGCCAGGTGGGCCAACGGCTCTTTGTGGGCGTCAGGCACGGTGGTGTTTATCGCGTCGCTGACCACGTGCACGCCGTAGTATTCCAGTTGGATTTCGCCCTGCAGAACGTCGGCAAGGAATAGATACCAGGCCCCCTCGCTTTGTCTGACTCTCCAGTCGCGGTCATCAACGACCCAGAACTTACCGTTGACGTAGAGCCTGACCAGACGGGCCGTATTGACGTCGCTCCAGCCCTCCAGGAGGTATCTACTGGCCCCGTTGGTCACAATGTCCAGCGTAGACAGAAGTGGTTTCTTCCGCGAGTATTCCTCGATTGCGCTCTGCAGACAGCTGCTCTCCTTGTCGTGCTCCGTAGGCGGCTGGGTGACCGTCTTGGCATTGACTCCGGCGAAATTTCGCGCTTCAGTTCGTAGCGTTTCGAGCGTCATTGTGCGGCTCCAGGTAGACACGCGAAGGGCGCCCTATGACTGGCGCCCTTCGCGTTGGTGACTTACACGAGGACTTTAGGGGATATTGGCCTGCATCATCTGCGGGTCAATCGCCGAACCAGTGAACTCAAACCGGCACTTGTAGTCAGTCTGGTCTGCGCGCAACATGGTGCCGGCGTTCGGCATGTCTGCCAAGAAGACGTCGGGGTTTTCATTGCCGTTGAGGAACGCGACCTCAAGGCCGGTCCCAGCGTCTTTGTCGGCGTGGCCGTAGAAGTTGTTGGTATTGCCTCCGAGATACATCTCGTGCACCTCGTGTAGTTGCACCTTCTTTGCCTCGGCCAGAGCCCGCAGCGCATTGCCATTATTATTGGCAGTGTCGGGCTTATCGTTGGAGTAGAAGAGCTCCCAGGCGGTTTGCCATTTGCTCTCGGGGACCGTGAAGTGATACATGCTGGTATCGATCTGTTCCAGCAGTTCGTAGATTTTCTCTCCGCTGGAGTGATTGATGATGCCCGCTGCCGGGCGCGAAACTGTGATGCCGGTGCCATTACTGTTCACGGCGGTGACCGTCACGATCTCGCCCTTAATGAGCAGGTCCATGCCCACGCGAATTCCCCTGTTGGCCACCACCGTCCAGGTTGTTCCGGTGGTAATGTTGGAATTCAGTTCCCACTTTCCGCCAAACTCACGCTGCGCCTTGAACCGGGTGATCATATCGACAAAAGCCTGGTAGCCGAAGGCGGCGGAGCCCAAGTTGTTGTGAGCCGCGTTGTAAATCGGGAAGCCGGTGTAGGCATTGACGTTGTTGATCGTCCCGCCACTCTGGCCGATCTGCAGCGCATACAAGAATTTATTGAAAGTGTAGCGAGCTGCCTTGCCGAGCTTCTTGGCGGTGTTACGCAAGCTCTGCATGTCGTCGTCCAACAGCAGTTCGCGCGTCAGGCCGATCAGGAGACCACTCTTGGTCATCTTGTAGGTAACGCTATCTTCACGTCCGAGGATTCCGTAGATATAGGTATCGGTCCCAACGCCGTCGCCTTCCGCCACGGAGGGGAGCAGTCCAATACCTCCCTGCATGATCCGTTTGTGGTTTTTGTAGTCCTTGACGTCAGGGTTAACGGTCACGTAGTCGCGCCAGGTCTGAGGTTTGTTGGTGTATTCCTTGACGACTTGCTTATTCATTGCGTCGCCTACAGTCTCGGGGAAATCTGCACGGGTGCTTTCGTTGACCAGCGCGTCCTTGCCGAGGCGTCCGGTCATGCCGGGGTCGTCGTGCACGAGAATGTAGAGCTGCTTGATGCTCGCTGGCGGGCGGCCGTTTGCCCCGCGCATTGCGTCCTTGTATGGGCCCTGATCGGACTCGGCAACTCCCTGTGGAATCTTCCCGTCAAACATCAGGTGGATGGCGGCACGGGCGCGGTCGATGGGCTCGCTACCAACGCTGGTTCGGGTGTTGCCGCGCTGGCTCTCCTGCACTACGCCGCTGGCAGGGACGGTCCCCGCGAGCAGTTTGCGCATGTCCTCGATATCTTCGGCAAGGTGCTCAGATTCGAATACCTGACCAGCGCGTCGCTTGCGAATCTGGTCCTGAGCCTGGCTGGGCAACTTGCTGGCCTCCAGGGCCGAATTGAGCAGGTTGGAGCAACGGTCTTTGGCACTTTGAAGCTGGATATCCGATACCGTCTGGGAAAGAGATTTGACCGACTCGGCCACGGCGGCGACAGCATCGGTAGTTACGGCAGATGCCGGGGCAGCAGTGGCAGCGTCACGCGCACCGGCCGTCAACTGTTCGAGGCCGGCGATCAGGGTCTCCAGGACCTTTTCGGCCTCTTCTTCCTTTCCGGCAGCGGCAAAGTCACCGGCAACCTTAGCTACGGCGGCCTGGTCGGGCACGCTCTCCTGGATGTGTTTGGCGACCGCTTCGGCCACCTGCAGTTTGGTGTAGCCAGCCACAGGGCCGGCGTCGCGCCCTAGCTTGCGCAGGGCGGCTTCGAGGAATTTCCTCAGGTTCATATTATGCATCTCCTCTTTGGTATCCGCGCCTGCGACGATCCGGATAGTCCGGCCCCCCGCTGCGGCTCTTGTGACTGGTGTCAACTCGTTTAGACTGTGGATGGCGTGCCCGATAATTCCGCGGCGGCCTTCGGCTACGCCCTGCTCGAGATCGGCCTCGCCGTCAATACTGAACCCGATAGGACAGGGCACTCCTGCGCGGACCGATGCCGCAGCGGTTGCCTGTAGCTTGGGATCGGTGCAGTGGTAATCCGCCAGAATCAGCCCGCGACCGGAGCGCTCCTCGTATCTGGGCTTGGCGGTCAGGCCGGCGTTGTTCCCGGCCTCCGCCTCACCGCCACGGGCGGAGCGCGCCTCCCCATTCAGGTGCACCATCTCGCCGTTTTGGTCGCTCTGGTAGACATTGACCGGTGCGCCCTCAAAGAGGCTTACGGCACCCTGGAGCGCCTCTTTGGTCCAATAGATCCCGTTTTTACTCCAACCCTGTTGGATGCAGACGATCTGCCAGAGCTTTCCCTCGATGTCGGGCTGTACGTCCTCTAAAACGCGACCCATCCAGATGGTGAGACTTCGCTTCATGATGCCTCCGGCAGGCCCGGGTCTTTGACCACGAGCGGGAATTGTTGTTCCAACTGGGGTCGCAGTTGGGTGAGCTTGGAGTCTATTTGAGCCCGCGCTTGGGCCAGACTCTCGGGGCTCGGCTCGCTGAAGTCACCCAGGCCCAGATTCGTAGCCGCCGTGCGGAGCGAGCGACCTGCGTCCTTCTGGTCGAGGAAGCCGCGGTCGACACCCTTGCCGAATCCCTCGCACAGCTCGTCGAGCATCTTACCGATCAGGTTGTAGCTGTTGCGCTCGGGGTCGCGGCTGATCACCTCAAAGGTGAGGTCAGCTTTTGTGATAGCACCCCCCAGGAAGCCGCGATCCAGCAGGGTCTGCAGCGCGAACTCGACCGTCAGGCGCAAAAAGGACATGATGGCTTTCTTGCGGTCGCGCACGATGGCCCAGACCGGGCCGCTCATTTCTCCAGCCGTGGCCTTGTTTACGTCTCCCCCTTGCGAAAAGAAGTGCTGCGGCATGTTGAGCCCACCAAAGATGATGGACATCAGAAATTCCAGGAAAGCGATGGACTCGTTCAGGTTGAGGACTGGAGCAATACAATTCCACTCTTCACTGCCGTCGCGAACAATCATGGCACCGGGGTCAGGCGGGCCTTCATCGAGTAGTTGAGCTTTGCGCTTCTCTCGGGCGGCGGGGTCGGAATCTTTCAGCAAGATGTCCCAGACAAACGCTCGCTGGATCTTGGCTCGGTCAACCTCGCCGAGCAGCAGACTCTCGAGGGCATCCAGGTAGTCGGCTACAACCAGCAGGTCGGACCATCCGCGCGTCTGGCCGCTCAGGCAATTGATGCCCAGGTGCAGCGCCTCGCCGGCGACTCGGCCAGTTAAGGGGTCCCGGCGCACGATGTCAAGGCCGTCTCGGTATACCGACTGGCCACGCTCCACGAACTCAAGCTTTTCGGCAAATCGCACCGCGCTGAGCGTCTCGGCGTCGGTCTTCATTCGCTCGATCTCGCTGATGGTTTCGGGCAGAATTTTATTGATGCGGATATGTCCGGTATAGGGGTTGGGCGGGGAGATCCAATAGTTCCACTCGCCTTCGACCGCCAGCGTTTCTACTCGAATGGACGTCTTTTCGTCCCATTCATTGATGCGCCAGTGCTCGTCAATCGCGCCCTGGATAATCTTTCGTTTGACGTCATCATTGACGTTTGCCTTGACGCGAAAACCCTCGCTAGCCGTGAACGACTTAATGTTTTGAACGCCTTTTTTGGCGACCGGGTTCTCCTTCCACAGGTTCTGGCAGATGGTCAGGTGCTTTTCGTATTGCACAGGAGGCAGGTCGCGCCGCCAATCGCCACCGAGGAGGCGGCGATAGCCGTAGTCCTCGGCTCGTCCCGAACTCTCTCGGACAGGACGTTTCTGAGTCGGTTCCTTCTGGGCGATGATTTGTACAGCCGTTTTAATGGCTCGTTGGATGCGTCTGGCGAACTGTCTCAGGTCATCTTCTCCACTTGCTGCTCAGGCCGCCTCCCTTGCGGGCCTGGCGGGCTTTATCGGCAAACTTCGTATTTGGAGCGGCTTTGGACGCCGCCGGGGGGACTGTGACGCTAAAGCTGCTGTCCCAGTCGGACATGTTGGGCTTGAGTTCTGCGCACGCAAAAACCAGAGCGTCGATGCGGTTTGGGCTTGGCTGCTTCTTGCGGATAGCGAGGTCTTCGGAAGCCTCTTCCGCGGCCTCGTCGGCGTCGGGAAAGGGCTTCCAGTTACACATTTCATCCTCTAGCCAGCCGAGTGTGCCGACGTGATGGACGCGCCCTTGCTCATAAAGTGTTGAGATGGGCTCTGCTCGGCCGACTTTTCCCTCCTGGGAGTTGAGGTCGAGGATATCGGGCATGACCAGGCGGCTTGCTTCGGTAAGCTGGTCTTTTGCCGCCAGCTCTAAATTTTGAATGGTCGCGTAGTTCCGCAGGTTGCTCTCGACCAGCTGGCCGCCACGGTTGGTCTCCACAACGATTCGGTGGACTCGCCAGCGCTTCACTGCGTCAAAGACTGCCTTTGCCCATTCATTGGGCTTACCGCGCAGGCTCACATCGTCGAGCACGTAGAGGTGGCCATCATCGGCCAGCCCGACCACGACGATGCCCGTGATGTCGCTCCACGGATTGGTTGTGATCGCAGGGTCGATGCCGATCACGATCCGGACCATCCGAGCCAGCAGCGCGTTGCGCTCGTTTGCATCTGCCGGAGAGACTCTCAGGTCTTCGATGCCTGGCGTGTCGCTCAGGTCAGGAATGTTGCCGGCGAGCTTGGCTCGGCACATCTTCCAGAGTGCGCCTTCAAGCTCGTCGAGAATCTCGGCGTAGAGCTCCTGGCGCCCACGCCGGGTGCCGCCGAACTCTCGCACGAGCTCTTTCAGTTGCGACCGCGGCAGGTTGTCGGCGTTGTCGAAGGTGGTGCCCTGGATCTTCGCAACCATCGGGTCATCGAAGAGCTCACGGATCAGGCGTTGCGGTTTGGGGGTCGTGGTTGCCAGTACCTGGGGATTATCGCCGAGTCGCAGGCACATGATGACCTGCGACCAGGTCTCCTTCATGTGGACCCAGGCGCATAGCTCATCGCACCAGGCGAAGTGGAACTCGTTGCCACGAAGCGACTCGGGCTCCTCGGAGGAGAACAGCAGGGCCTTACTGCCGTTGGGCCAGTGGAGCTCGTGCTTCGTGCTAAACCATGTGGCGGGAAACCAGGGCGGGCTGCGGACCAGCAGGCCGCTCTTAGGACTGTTGATCATGATGCGCTCGCCGTCTTTCAACGTGCGCGCCACCAAGGCGATCTGGATGGGCTCCACTTGGGCCCGCTCGATGGTGTTCTCGCTGCCGAGCCTGGTTTTGCCAAATCCTCGTCCACACAAGGCGAGGATCTTCATCACCTTGCGGATGGGCAACAGTTGCTTGTCATGCGCCCAGAGCCACCAGGTGAAGTCGTAGAGAGCTAAGCGCTCCTGGTCGTTAGCCTCCTGCGCTTCCCTCAGCAGAGCCTTCAGGATCTTCTTGCGCTTCTCGCTCGATAAGCGCCTGAAGTGAGGCCGTAGCTCGTCGAGCTGCTGTCTGTATTCTGAGATCGATAGTGAGTTCTGTTTTCTCACGCAGCATACCGCGTATCTTGGCCAGAGCCACGAGGGCCTCCAGCTTGGAATAGAAACTTATGTTGACATGGGTGCCAAACTCAGTCTCGACCTGGGTGAGCCCCTTGATTTGGGCGACCTCTTCAGGCCACATCTCATCGGAGTGCTTGGCGATGGTGATGCCGTTGGGTCCGAAGGTGGCTACGTCGCGCTTGTCAGCAAAGGCGAGGGCTGCGAGCTCTCGGATGAGGGCCTCCTCTGTGACCTGGTAGCGCGCCATGCGCGCGTCGACCAGGCGGTGGTAGGCCTCTTGCACGTGCTTGTAGTCGGGGTGATGTAGGAGCTTCCAGCCGTGCGTTGCTGCGTTCCGCTCCTCGTATCCAGCCTTACGAGCCGCTGCTGCCACGTTGCTACGCTTGCACGTCGAGAGCTCGTGGATGAAGAGCAGCTGCTGGTTGGTAAGGTCCTTGGAGTTGGGTGCATCGTTGTCCACGTGGTGACTCCTTGGGTGATACGGGGCGGCGGGCCCCAGTTCAGGGGGGGGTGGAGGGGGAG